GATATAGGCTCCTCCTGTCTCAATCATATCCTGCAGATCATCTTTTACATACGCAATGGTTTTCTCAAGCTGTTCTGCGTCATACTGCATCGATTTATAGGCCTTTGAGTCTGTATTTCCGCCTAGTTCCCGGAACTTTTCCATGCGGTCAATCAAAGCATTCTGCTTCTTTTCTAAATCATCAAGATACTTCTGGTGCTCTTTGTACTCCTGTGACTGCGTCGTATCCTTCCCGGATTCCTCCATCTCTTTCCGCTTTGCCTGCAGCTTCTCCAGACTCTTCTCAGCCTCTTCCGCCTTACTTTTCACAGCTGCATAGGCTTCTGTCCACTGGATGTCTTTCCCGTCCTCCTGCATCTTCTGCTGCTTTGCCAGCAGCTTATCGTATGCACCCTGTACAGACTTGATGTTCGATTCGAGGTCCTTGAACTCCTGTGTCGGGGCAAAACGCTTGGATTCATCGAGCAGTTCCATTTGCTCCTGAAGCTGCTCCAGTTCGCCTTCTGTGGCCTCGATATCATTGCACAGCAGCTTATAGTCATCCGTGTACACCTTGAGTCCTGCTGCAATCTGTGTCTCCTTGACGTACGTCCTGACATCATTTACAGCGCTTTTGGGCAGTGTCCCGTTAAACATGTCCTGGACTGATTTTCTGATCATACCGGTCATATTTCGGATTTCCTGCATGGTGCTGTCACTAGCCAGCATGGCGCTGACCGGATTCTTGATCTTTGATGTCTCGCTGTTGATCTGGCTGGTCGTGCGCCTGGTCTCCTGCACTGTGTCACGCATGGTCTGCTTATACTTTGAGTTGTTCGCCTCAATGACGACCTGCATTCTGTCTATTGTATCGCTCACTCTTCCACCTCCCTTCCTTGGTTTTTAACTCTCTTCCATCTCATGTTTCCGTGCAAGCGCTGCAGCATATGCCTTCCTGTTCTCCCTAGCAGTCTCCATCTGTTCCTTCTCCTGATGCTCTTCCCAGGACTTCTTTTCTTCCCCGAACAATCCAGGGAAGAAATCCCACGGATGCGGCTGTTTGTTCTCGTTGTTCAGGTAAACCGCCACATATCTTGCGGTATATTCTGCGAAGGTGAAGCCATTGATCAACTCCTGTTTGAGTTTCAGCTGATATCTGCGCTTGTAGCTCTGCATGAGGTCTGTGATCTCCGCCAGGGACAGTTTCCAGAATCCCGTGGCGGAGATCCCGCAGTCCAGTGCATCCGGATAGATTTCCCAGATCAGATCTGACAGGCTCAGATAAGACTGTTGTTGTCGTCCTCTTCCAGAGCCTTCATCAGTGAATTCTCCATTTTCTTCGGAAAAAAACCGGATACCGCAAGTGTCGGCAGAATGACCTTGCTGAAGAATTCCGTCTGGCTTCCTTCATCCTCCTCAAGCCATTTGTCATACAGCTTCATCACATAATCAAGGCTGATATTATGTTCCCACGGGACAAGCGCAGCCTGCGCAATGGTCAGCATGACTGAAAGTGGTGGGATATCTGACGCTGTGACAAGCCCGATGATACTCATCTTGTACTTGTTTTCCAGCTTGATAGACATCCCTGTTGTAAGTTTCATTTTGTGGTCTTCACCATCTACCGTCCAGTAGTGGAACGGCTTCCGTTTCTGTTTCGCTTCTTCGAATGATTCGATCTTTGCAGGGGATCCTGTTTCCTCCTGCTCCAGCTCCTCATCCAGTCCTTCTAATCTCTCCATCTGTCATGTCCTCCTTATGCCGGGTCTGTGACCTTGATATCGCTCTGGATGATCATGGTCAGCTCGAATTCGATCAGTCCGTTCACGGTGCCGCCGGTACGCTTGGTTGCTACCTGCGCATCGTACTCGGTGACTGTTCCGTCTTTCAGCTTTTCCTGGAAAGAGAGCACCTCTCCGCTTTCCTCAGCTGCCCGCATGAGGCGGTATGGACTGTTGGCCGACGTGTTATCCCACTTAAACTTGTACTTCATATCCCCCAAGTCACCGATACCCATGTCATACTGCTTGTTCTTATCTTCCAGGCCGGTGTTGTCCACCTTCTCCGGATCCACGCCGCAGTCCGGGATCTCCTTGAGGCCTTCCAGCTTCGTGTATGTTTTTTCCGTGTCGCTCTTCTTCTTGTAGCTGAGCGTTGCTCCATTTGCTAACATATTTGTGTTCTCCTTTCTTAATTCGCCCAATATACTTCATCTGACTCCATGTCGATGATGGCTTCGTATCTCATGACTTTATGTTTCCAGTTTGACGGATCCGGAGCATCCTGACAGAACGTCCGCACGAGGCCGAGCCCGGACAGTGCCTCATCGACTGCCAGTGCAGCTTCCGATGTGGATTTGTTGTGCCAGATGTCGATCCGGTAACGGACATAGGACTTAGTTTCGCCTTCCGTCGTGTGCTCATAGACCTTGTTATCTTCCTCGACATACTGGATTGCGGGAAGATCCGCAAAGTCGGACGGGTACTGGTCCGTCACATTTTCAAACCGCTCGGTAAGTGCTGCATATACTTCATCTTTTACATTCTTCATTTTTTCACTCCTTTTCTGAAAATCCTGGATATTTTCTCCTGGTTATCGTGGAGTGCCGGATACAGGAACGGCTGGGCTGCCTGCCCGGATGTCATGTAATACTCTTTCCCATTGTACAGTTGCTTTTTCCATCCATATCTGGCTGCATCCGAAGGGGATACCTTCTCTGCAGGGATGCCCCAGCCATGCTGTACGTATGATCCGTTCGAATCCGGAGACACCCCTTCGTGGTGTGCCTGGCCAACCGGACCGGTACCAAATTCTACATGGGGTGCATAGCTCTTGTTTGTATAGCAGACCGCCCTGACAGTATCATCGGTCTGTTCCACATCTGTATAGATGCTCTGTTTCAGTTCACCGTGGTTGACCGGGCAGTTTTTTTTTGCCTCTCTTTGCACCAGCCGGATTGCTTCATCAGCCGCTGCAAGCATGTCCACCCGTGACATCTTATCCAGGTCTTTCAACAGCTTTTCTTCCCCGATGATCATCTCCGCTTCTCCACCTCCATCCGCAGGAACCGGTCCGGGCGGATGGAGATCACCTTATAATCCGGATCCGATCCTGCAGGGACATCCAGGCAGATGCCATCCCCTTCCACCAGGTCAATCTCACCGATAATATAATGTGCAATCCCTTTTTCGTCCGTTGTGACTGTGTAAGCCTCATTCATACGGACATTCCGGATGTAGGACAGCCGCTCTCCATACATTTCCGCCTGCAGCTTCCCACCGGCCGGCCAAACTTCAGCAGAAAAAGAGGAAGGTGAGCCAAACGTTTCGCTTGTCCCGCCTTCCCTGTCTTTTTCTATAGTTTTCTTTTTGTGGTAATACTCCGCAAGCCTGCTGCGTCTAAGTCTCATGGGTAACACCTCCCACCCTGGCCAACCGGTAACGGTTTAAGGTGTCATAGATCTGTTTCGGGGCTGCATCGAAGCTGTAGGATTCGCCGCCCTCGCTGCGCCCTGTCTCACCTTCTGTCCCGATCCGGTTCAGCGCAATGACTGCGAGGTCACGCACGGCTTTTTCCAGCCCCGTCACGAGCTTTGTACGGTTTGTGTATGACAAAACATACGCTTCCGCGTCTTCGAGCAGGATTTCCAACAGCTCCTCATCCGTTTCCCCGGTCAGCTTCGACAGTCTCTCAATATCTGTATCACGTACCGCCACTTACACCACATCCTTCAGCACAAAGAGCAGCTCCTCTTTGTTCAGGCTGGAATATCCGGAAAGCCCTTTCTGCTTTGCCAGGTCACGCAGCTCCGACACGGTCATGTCAGCGATATTTTGCGCCGGCGCAATCTTATCTTCAGATGATGCCGCGGTGCCGGCTGTGATCTCTGTGTATCCGTCACGTTTCAGCTTTGTGATCTGTGCTTCATCTGCAACTTCTCTCTCTACGTTTCCTCTGATCAGCCTCATCTGCTGCCCTCCTTACGCGGATTTCTGGTCCTTGATGCTCAGGTAGACCGAATTCAGCTTATTGTCCAGGATCCAAAGGTCATGGAACCGGCGGTAGTCCATCTGCCATGCATTCAGCTTCTGGTTGATCGTCGGGTCGAAGATCCTCATGATATCCTGCTTTGTGATGGCGATCGGGGTTGTGCGCGGCATGAGCTCAAAATT